AATAGCACTCAGCAAATTAAGAAAGAGAGCATAATTATGACTAATAAAAAATATACCACACAACCTAGAAAAGCAGAATTTCACGATGATACAGAAGGTGAAAGAGAAAAATGGAGACAATTTGATAAAATTAGAGAACGTAAACAGCAAGCATATACACCTGTTATAAAACCAGATAAAAAGAAAGTGTACCCTACACCTAATATATTTAGGTCACGGTATAGAAAATTTTCTGATGCATAAATTTTACCACAACAGATTTTGGAATTGGGTAGAGAAACAGCACAATAATCTAGGAAATTGGCTATGGGCTAAACGATGGAGGAATTTTAAAAGGGATGACAATAAATGATTGGGGGTTACTTATTTTATATATCACAGTAGTTAATATAATTGGACTATTTATTATATGTAAACTGAAGATATAAAATGGGTAGGCGACATAAAAAAAAGATTATGAGATTAATTAATGATATTTTAACCATTAAGAAAACAGGTAAGCTATCAGGACATACAGGTCCTCATGGTGCAAACCCAAATAAAAGATGAATGATTATCAAGATAATTATTATATTACTATTACTGGGTATACTTACAGTTAATCTATTACAACTGTGGCATCCTTTTGGTTTTGAAGGAATACACTACCCTTAATCAACTTAATGGCTAACTTTAATGATAAATATAATTCCAAATGATAGAAAAGATGATTTATCTTATCTTGAAGCAGGGTTGCAGGAAATAGCTAAATGTTTAGCTGATAAAGTCTATAGTGATTGGAAAAGAGCAAATAAATTATTGAGTCGAGATATAGCTATGGTTGTAACACCAATCGATATTATAAATTATTATAAAAAGATATTAAAAAAACGAACAGAAGATACTATAAATGATTTAGAAGATAAATCTGTAAAATATTTTGATGAATTTATGAAGGATTTTAAAGATGGGTAAACAAAAACTATATGGTAAATCTAATTGTCAAGGAAAATTAAATGGTAAAGGACACACCAAGCAATCCAGAAACACCAAAACGAAGTTATCATTATACTCGTGAACATCAGCTAGAACTAGAAGCTAGAAGGAAGATAAAGGAAGCAAAAAAGAAAGCAGAACAGGCAAAAAAGAAAGTTGCTTCAGAAAAAGCAAAAGTAAAAAGAATTCAAGATGTACTAACAAGTACAGTAATAGAGAAAAGATATAATGATACAACCCTTGTTAAAAAAGTTATTGAAGGAAGACCAGTTGTCTTTCAGCCGAATAAAGGACCTCAAACAGATTTCTTGGCGAGCTCTGAAGAAGATGTCTTATATGGTGGGGCTGCTGGTGGGGGAAAAAGCTATGCGTTACTTGCTGATTTACTCCGCTATGCTGACAATAGTAATCATAGGGCTCTGCTTCTTCGTAGGACTCTTGGTGAACTTACTGAATTAATAGATAAAAGCAAACAATTTTATCCAAAAGCATTTCCGGGTGCAGTATTTAAAGAAGCAAAAAGTGTGTGGATATTTCCAAGTGGAGCTACCGCATTATTTTCATATCTTGATAAAGATACAGATGTTACAAGATACCAAGGACAAGCGTTTTCTTGGATAGGAATAGATGAAATAACACACTATCCTACACCTTATGTTTGGGAATATCTTCGTTCTCGTTTAAGAACAACAGATAAAACTATAATTCCCTATATGAGATGTACTGCAAATCCGGGCAGTGTTGGTGGTTGGTGGATTAAAAAGATGTATATTGATCCTGCACCACCTAATACAACATTTCCAGCAGTTGACATAGAAACAAAAACAGAATTAAAATATCCGGATAATTTTCCAGATGAAGAAAAAGCAGGTAAACCATTATTTCACAGAAAGTTTATTCCTGCACGATTAACTGATAATCCGTTCTTAACAAGAGGTGGAGAATATGAGGCGATGCTTATGTCTCTACCGGAAGTGGAGAAAAAACGCCTACTCGAAGGTGATTGGGATGTTGCAGAAGGTGCAGCATTTAGAGAATTTGATAAAACTATACATGTTGTAGATCCAATAGAATTACCCAGAGGGTGGAATAGATTTAGATCTGCAGATTATGGATATTCCTCACCATCATGTGTTTTATGGGGTGCAATTGACTGGGATGGTACAATATGGATATACCGAGAGCTATATGTAAAAGGTCATACAGGTGAAGTATTAGCAAATGTAATTATACAACTAGAACAAGATGACCCAACTATATTACATGGTGTACTTGACTCTTCCTGTTGGAATAAAACAGGGACAGGTCCTAGCATAGCAGAAGCATTATTAAAAAGTGGATTACGTTTTATACCTGCAGATAGAGATAGAATAGCAGGTAAACTAGCAATACATAAACGATTACAGCTTAACAGTCAGGGAGAACCACAATTAAAGATTTTTAAAACATGTACAAATTTAATACGAACATTGCCTACTCTTCCTTTGGATAAAACTAATACTGAAGATGTTGATACAAAAGCAGATGACCACGCATATGATGCACTACGTTATATGTTAATGTTAAGACACCGAGGAGCAAGAGATTTTATTCAAGAAGCTAGAGAAGCTAGAGAAAAGGATGAAAAAAAGAACGCAATAGCCGATACAATGTTTGGATATTAAATTATGGCAGATGATGAAACAAATGATGATAAACTAGATTACGCTGAAATTGGAGAACTAATTTTTAATGCATATGAAACGATTCTTAGTAGAAAAAAAACAATTAAGACTCCGTTTAAACCTTCAATATCAACAGATGTTACAATAAAAGTTAAAACTCCCAAGAGTGATAGTTTTGATGATTTATTAAATAAATCTAAACCAGCTACTAATAGAGATAAAAAGAATTTAAATTTTTTACAAGGCAAAAGTGGTCTTGCATTTGAACCATACAAGATGACAAAATATGGGATAAATGTAGATAAACAAATTATAACAGAAGATTACCTAGATGTTAAAAAAGGTAAAGGCATGCAAGACTTATCAAAGCGATTTCCAACAATGCCTTTTGACAAGCAATTCCAAAAATGGGAACCACTTGGAACATCTTTACGTAGATTAATAAAAAACCCTAGTTATAATGAATCTTTATTATGGCTTTATGATAATGCGTTAGGACTAACAGAACAACATAAAGAGTATTACAACCTCATATCAAAATACTTATCAAATGTTAAAAATTATCAAAAATTTAAAGATAAAAAGCAAACTACAATACAATCAGTCCAAGGATCGGCTGTACTAATAGGTTCTCCTCATATAGGATATATCCCAACAGGAAAAGTTATTACTGGATCTGTTAGTGGTGATATTATACCGGATGATTTATTAATTCCTAAAGAAATGAGAATAGGAGTACCATTTGATATAGGTAAATTTGTTGAATGGCATAAAAAAAAATATCCTGTAGATATAGTTACTAAAAAAAGAGATCTTACATCATTTTTACCTTCAGATCCATTGAGTATGATTGATGTATCAGGATTTGGTGGTCATAAAGAACAGATATTACATAAAATGTTTAAAGAAGGCTTAGCCTTTGAAGTTGTAATTGCAGAAAAACCAGAAGGAGCAAAAAAAGCAATAAAAAGAAGTTTAGGTTGGTCTCTAACTCCTAAATTCTTTGAAACGATTAAGCAATTACAAAAAGAAAAACTAACTCCTGAAGATTACGATAAAAAATTTAAAGAAGATAGAGCAAGATTAACGAATAACCCCCAACAAAGAGGATTTCTACGTAGTCACGATCTTAGAACTGGGTTTATTCAAAAACAATTTGAAGAACTTGGTAAAGGACATGCCATGGAAAGAGTCGGGCATACAGATTTAGCAACAACGCAAAAGTATATTGATAGTGATAGAGGTATTAATGAACACGATAGAGATTTATTAATAAATGCTGCAGATAAGACAATATCTGATGAATTTGAAAAAGTCCGAACTCAAACTTTTATTATGCTTCAAAATACAATCGGAGCTAGACGATGGGAATTAGCTAATTTAAGATTAACAGATTTAGATCCAGTAAAGATGGATGACGGTACAATACAATTAAATATAGATCGTCCATTAGCAAAAGCCAAGGGTAAAGTCAGACAATCTGAACTGGGATTTGAAGTAAAATTTGATAAAAATAAAAGACTTTTACCTATAAATAAAGAATCAGTATTATTTCAAAGATATTTAGATCTTAGAAAAGAATATGTTGAACGAGCTAATAATGCAGGTAATATAGAAAATTACGATGCAAATAAATTCCAAAGAAGTAGTGATAATTTTTTATTTCCTGCTGAATATGGAAAAAGTATCAATCCACAACGACCATTTGATGAATCAAGAATACAAAGATGGCTTAGTACCCTTCAAGACTCAACTGATGCAACGATTGTAAAGATTTTAGAACATATGGATGCAAAACCTTTAGGTCCACCTAAAGATGAAAAGTTTTTACCAAAAGAATCTAAAAAAGATACTAAAACAATTGAAGGAAAATATAAATATTTAGGAGACAAACCCGAAACTACAAAAGAAAAAAGAATAAGACAAGCAAAAGAAATTTTTCAAAAGGGCAAAGAAATAGTTAAAAAAAGAGGTCCACAACTTATTGACTTATTAAGAAGAACTAAGAAACAAGCACCATTTCACAAGATTCTTAAATCATCTATTATGAGTCAAAAGGAAAGAACAAAACAATTAGCAGAAAAAGGTTTTGTAGAGTATTTAGATTTAAATCAAGATTATGTCCATGAACTTTTAACACGAATGTCAGATATTCAAAGAATATTTCAAGAAGAAGCTAGAGATGATGTTGAAAAAAGTTTTTTTCATCAACTAGAAAGAAATAGAAACCGAAAACGTACAATAAGAGGACCAAAAGGTGATTATGATTATTATCTTGGTCAAGAATTTTTAATAGAATTACCGGGTAAAAGTACTAAAAAATATAAACTTAAAATAATAGACCATGATAATCCAGTATTTGAAAATCAAGGAGGAATTCAAATACAAGAAATTAAAGACTGGGTATATAATAAAGGTAAAGAAATACCTAATGCAACAGTAAAAGGTAAACCTATAAAAATTCCTATGAGTATCTGGAATAGATATAGAAAAAGAACTAACTAATTATTAACTTATTATTAACAATTGGAGGAAAATTATGCCAAATCCACACGGAAAAAAGTATGTACTTCACAGACACAAATGGGGTGCATTAGGTCATCCTAGTGACTATGACTCTTCTCTTTACAGAGAATCACTTGAATTCGGTAATTCTATCGATCAAGGGGCTCTTATCAAAGACGAAGGTAAGTCAGGTAAAGGTGGGAACGTTGACCCATCTGTCATGTCAAAAGGTGGCGATGATACATTAATCAAAGACTATTCAAAATAGGATATAAAATATGACGGAAAACCCTAATGTAGGGGATCAATCAACAGAGATTGATGCAGAAGAAATACCTGCTGCTGTTGGGCACATAAGAGCAAGATTTGAAAGTGCTGAACAAAGTAGGTTATCTGATGAAACTCGCTGGTTGAAGGCTTACAAAAATTATAGAGGAGTCTATGATTCTTCTACACAATTTAAAAGCTCTGAACGATCTAGAATATTTGTAAGAGTAACAAAAACAAAAGTTGTCGCTTCTTTTGGTCAACTTACTGAAATTCTATTTGCTAACGGGGAAATACCTATTTCTATAGAGGCTACACCTGTACCTGAAGGAATCTCTGAATTTGCTAGTATAGATCCTTCTGGACAACTAAATCAATTAGGTGAAGTACAACCACCCGAATTAGGGGGCTTAAATTCCAAATATGGGGCATCTCAAAATTTATATGAAGGATCTAAAAAATTACCAGATCATAATCAAATAAAGCCTGCCCAAATTGCTGCATTACGTATGCAAAAAGTAATTCGAGATCAATTCACAGAAACAAATGCAGTATCTATACTTAGACATGCTGTATTTGAGTCTGTATTATTAGGAACAGGAATTATAAAAGGACCATTTCATCATACTAAAACAATACATAATTGGGTACAAACAGACGATGGGGAGCAACAATATGATCCTAGTTTTAAACCAATTCCTAAAATAGAGGCAGTATCGTGTTGGGATTTTTATCCTGATCCGACAGCAATTAATATAAAAGATTGTGAATATGTTATTCAAAGACATCGTTTTAATAGAGACCAAGTAAGAGATTTAAGTAATAAACCATATTTTGATCTAGATGCAATTGATAAATGTTTAGAAATGGGACCAAATTATCAAAAGAGAGGTTTTGAAGACAGTATTTATAGTAATGAAGATCCAACATATTTAGAAGATAGATTTGAAATATTAGAATACTGGGGTAATCTTGATAAAAATTTAGCAGGACAACTTGGAATGGACGTAGATAAAATTGAAGATAATCTAGATTCAGTCCAAGTAAATATATGGATATGTGGTAATACTATATTACGAGCAGTCCTTAATCCTTTTAAACCATCTGAATTACCATATCATGCATTTCCATATGAATTAAATCCATATCAATTTTTTGGTGTGGGTGTACCAGAAAATATGGAAGATGCACAAATGATTATGAATGGTCATATGAGAATGGCAATTGATAATCTTAGTCTTGCAGGAAATATGGTATTTGATATTGATGAAACAATGTTAGTTCCGGGTCAATCGATGACAATACATCCGGGCAAAATATTCAGAAGACAATCAGGACAACCGGGTCAGGCAGTCGTAGGAATAAAATTCCCAAATACTGCAGGTGAAAATATACAAATGTATGATAAGGCAAGACAACTTGCCGATGAAGAAACAGGAATTCCTAGTATAATGCATGGTCAAACTGGAGTAACAGGAACAGGTAGAACTGCAGCAGGATTAAGTATGTTATTAAATTCTGCAGGAACAGCTATAAAAACAGTTGTAAAAAATATTGACGATTATTTACTAAAACCATTAGGTGAATCATTCTATAGATGGAATATGCAATTTAATGGCGGAGAAATAGAAGCTAAAGGAGATTTAGAAGTACGTGCACGAGGCACATCATCTGTAATGGCAAAAGAAGTTCGTTCACAACGATTAACTACACTTTTGCAAACAATAGCAAATCCTATGCTTGCACCTTTTATAAAGATACCAAATCTTATAAAAGAGTTAGCTATTAGTCAGGATATTGATCCTGAAGATTTAGTTAATGATTTAGATCAAGCAGCAGTATTTGCAGATATTTTACGAGGATTAAATGTTCAACAGGGAACAGGCGAAGAAGTTGGGACCACTGGTCAACAACCCAAAGGCATGGGAGGCTCTAGAACAGCATCTGCAGGAGCTAATCCAGAAGACATCTCAGGAGTTGGTGGTGGAACAATCGGAACCGGTACTCCGCCAATTGCAGGGGAAGATGGTTTTACTGGAGCACCTCCTCCAATTGAAGACATCGGTAGTGGCAACAATCAAACTTAAACTAGATGAAAGAAACAATAACGATAAGACCGTTGGAATTTAATGATTCACAACAGATAATCGAGCTCGGAAGAATAATACATAAAGAAAGTTATTATAACTTTCTGCCATATGAGGAAATGAAGATACAAGAACTCATTATGGTTACTTTAAAAAACCCACAATCAAATGTTTGTTTTGTGGCAGAACAAGATAATAAAATAATAGGAGCATTGTGTGGATTTGTTGTTCCATACACAATGAATTTTAACTTATTTGCCCAAGATTTAGGTCTTTGGGTTCTTCCAAAAAAAAGAGGAACATTTGCTGCAAAAAAACTATTACATGTTTTTGAAATTTGGGCAAACAATTTAGAATGTGAAGAAATTATGCTAAGTATAACATCAAATATTAATTCAGACAGAACTGCACAATTTTATGAAAAGTTAGGATATACTAACTTGGGTGCAATATGTCGTAAACGTATAGGAGGAAAATAATATGGGAAGTGCAGGAGATTTTTTCGGCAGCATAGTTGGAAAAACATCAGCAACACAAGAAATTCAACAAGATTACGCAGGAGGAATACAAACCGGACAGGGTGATATTGCTACTCAGTTAACACGAATAGATCTAATGGAACAGGGTTTAACACGACCATCAGATGAACCTCCAACAGGTTTATT